CGGACACTTTTTCTGCACAGACATTATGAAATGAAGACATATTGAAATCGATTTGGGAAATTGTTAATAATTAGACCAAATAGCCCTGCCAAATTTATTGCGGGGCACATTCGCGTTTGCGCCCTCGGTACTGTAGCCACTGTTCCACCCAAGTCCTGTGCGATCATGCTCACTCCGTACGTTTCCCATTTGAGACAACTGGAATGAGGCACTACTGTTAGGCACTAGCGTAGAGCCGGACAAGTGTGGAGCAACAGATCCCGTACTAAGGGTTGGCGGTGGTTGCGAGAGATTTAGATTTGGTCCCTGTGCAGCAAGCGCTGGCGTTGGCGGTACAGCATTGTAAGAAACAGCTGCATTTTGCCCAGCACTTCTTGTTGGTACAAATGTTGAAGGCAAAGTGGCCGGTGTTTCGCCACGTGAAACTTGTCGAACGAAAGAAGGAGGTTGTACAGGAGTGGTGGCGGTAGAAGAGGGGGGTTTTACAGGATTTGCACCAGGTGCAGCAACACGCATTCCATTAGCACGAGCAAGAGCAGTATTCGCACCCTCTGATTTAGGAGCATATATAGTAGCAGGTGTGTAGTTCCCCCCCGGCCCAAGATATGAAGTAAATTTAGGGATTTGCAGATCACGATTGGTTGAGCCCCCCCCAAGAATAGACAAAGAAAGCGGGAGTCCATCTTTTTGCAAGAGATCTAGATTTTGGGAGCGATGTTTTTGATACAAACTCTCATCTATGGCAGATCCAACCATTCCAGACACTAATCCCGCACCAGCAGACAAAGCAGTAGCAGCTAGCATTGTTAGTTTCTGAATTCGGTAGAACGCATGGTCAACTGCGACATCATCATTTCTGTGGTGGCAACGGGCAGTGGGAAATGCTGATCCACAAGGCTAATAGGCTTGAATGTTACAGCTTTAGCAATAATGGTATTTGCAGAAACAGCAGAGGTTGTCATAAATCCCTGGAAGTAATACTTGTAGTAGCAAATTGCTCGTTGTGTTTCATCGTCAATGATCTGGCCAAAAAGAGCATACCCGTTCCGCACGGGAGCTTCATATCCAACACATTGCCAGTAAGGAAAATGAGTGAAACCATCAAATCCTTGCACAGTCATCAACTTTTTACTTCCAAGAAATGTTACGAAAGACTCAGGTGAATCGCCCAGAGGAGTGAAAGCCATAGAGGAGAAATCAAAACTAGTGGTGACAGAAGTGGCATTAAGTGGGCAAGGGAAAGGGAGATAATTAGTTGTTCCAGCAGATGCACCATACCCCATACACACAACCGTAGAAGAAGTAGAGTTGAAGAGTTGATAGACAAGAGGAAGGGTTGCAGTGTCAGCGTGACCCCACGCCAACGCATCTTTGTCATCGCCAAAAGTGTAGGACATACGCGGGAGTACTGTTCCGCCCATTGGTACAGGGTGGTCTTCCCCTGAAGTCACGGGTCCCAACACCACAATCTCATTTACTGGGTCAATAGTCAAATTACGACCAGTGTAGAACGTGCGATCACCTTTCCTCACACCATCTAAATACAAAGATGCTGTTGGGTAGGCCGTGCGTGAAAGAAGAGCTATGCCAGTGTAGTAATCACCACGACAAACTTCATACGTGTTATCAATGGAATAAGGCCGGTCAAATGCTACACCTGTGATTGAACGAGGGGGAACGATACCGTCGAGAACCATGCCAAAAGCGTTGGCACTAACTTGCACAGTGACGGCTCCCGCTGTTGTTCCAGACATGACGAGTGTGTTAACAACATACACAACAAACCACCCACCGATGAACTGCGTGGCAGTTGGATCGTCATTTGCACCAGGGAAATAATGAAACTTCCCTTGGTTCATGTCACCTGTGGCCATATCCATTGATGTTGGATTTTTGACATCGGCAAGCTCGTAAGGCCAAATAGAGAGTTGTTGAGCGGTGTAATTAGTGGTAGTAGGGTTAAAGTTTGGTGGAAGAAGCGCACATGCAAGTTTACCCCCCTGGAAAGCGGTGCTAACAAACTGAATACGGTAATTCACATTCCCTGACCATGTATTGTATATTTGGCATAGATACTCTAAAATAGGGAAAGATTGGGCAGGGGTTATTGGGCGAGCAAAGAGTACTGTACCAGGTTGAGCAGAACTAGTCCAAGAAAGCGATTCAATTAGGGTCCAATGGTTGCTAAGATACGTAAACAAGTTGTTGGGTACACCTACAGACTGAACATGTAAAGCGGTAGAGGGTTGGGGGTTTGGGCCTTCATGGTTAGTAGTAGATAGACCAGACACAGCAGAAGAAATTTCAGTAGGATTAAGAGCCATCGTACAAAGATATATTGAAGACGGGGAGAAGTTTTTCACAAACAGACTCTCAAACACACGAAAGATTGTATGTGCATGTGCGTTTTTGTGCGTGTGGCATAACAATTACATTACCCCCCAAATCGGCGACAACTGCCTGGCAATGTCCCATCAGAGTGTCGTATTCTTCTTTTGGGTACAAGCTCATTTCCGTTGCCAAGGATTCGATTGTTGATAGTAACGTTGGTAATTCATAGTGCACACCACCTGGTTCTTCATGGAAGTGGTGCCGAGGTCCTTTTGTGTACGAAATTAATTTGCCAATTGAAGAACGCTCGAGGCGACCAAAGATTCGATCACCATCACGGACGAAGCTGCGTTTCAAGAATGTCATTTCGGCCAGGTGTATAAGTGGGCAATCCGTGTCACCTTTGTTGGCAGGTGTGAGCACCATTCCCAGTTTTGCGATTTCGGCTTGCATACTCTTGAATGTGAAAAACTTTTGAGCCTCCTGCGAAATTGTGACAATATTGTCGTCACCATAAACAGCAAGAGCCACGTTGGTGTCAAAATCGAGATGTTCTTGCCCGGCTTGTTGTGCAATCCCAGAGTAGCAGTAGTGGTAGAGCAACATGTTCACAATGCAATTATCCACAGTTGTACCGACTTGGCCAGATGGATTACCACGTGGTGCGCGCAATACGGTATTTTTGAACGCAAGAGTTGGACCGCTAATATTGGCGTACATTCCCGTTCGTATTTTGTCGTGATCCTCTGTCCAATTTTTGTCATACTTTTTGTACAGCGCGTTGTAAATTTCTACAACTGCCAGCATAAATTCACGGGGAATTGAACCGTCAAAATTCTTGTAGTCAGCACAGAATCCCACGTCGCTGATGCGTTGCATGTAGTGCCACAATTCACGGAATTCCACACTCTGTGCATTCATGCCAACTTTGATTGGTGTTCTTTTTCTTGTGCGCATGAGGCCCCAAATAGCAGCTCCAATGTAACGGCGCTGCACAATTAGCATGTCCAAAGCACTAGCCGCAAAGACGCGTGTTTCCCCAGTTGCAATTTTCTTGATTTTTACTGGTTCGTCTTTCAATGAAGCTTTAAAACAGACGGGAACAATAGCCTGGTTGTGGAAGGCAGTGCAAAGGTCGTTCATTGCTCCGTCAAGGCGTTCTTTTGTTGGTCCAGCACGAAAATCAAGGGCGCCATCTGATCCCACACAAAGGTAGTCGTGTTTTCCACCACCCTGCGACAAGAATCGATAGCCGCCCGAAGTTGTTAGATCCACGCTAGATGACATAGGAATATCCGTTGTGCCAGTAATCGCTTCGCGGGCTGATAAAACGCGGAAAGTCTCATTTTTGCAAACACCAATAAAGAGACTCTTTGCCCACTCCACACTGTTAGCAAGCCGAGTTGCATCGATTGTGTACTCTCTTTTTGCGGTCCACTTTTTGATTCCTTCTTCCAAAACTTGCACAGGTGCCGCAAGTCGACTGTCTTTTGATGACAAGACAGACGGTTGGCAGTCGGTTGGAAATAGTGGGTGAGCTAATGGACTGCACCAAAGTCGAGTTTCTGTTGGTTGGCTAACTGTTGAAGGAACTCCAAGAACGGTTACAGGAGTGCCAACATACTCGCTTCCTGGGAATTTACGTTCCACGATCTCTTTTTGTTG